CGCCCCTCCCCTCTTATTACCATTCACATACTTAAATGGAAAATCAATGTGTGAAACAAAATTCTTATTTGATATGAAATACAATAATTCCTGTGAAATATCATCAACTAAAATCGGGGCTGTTCTGTAATCTTTAAACATTTTTTCATATTCATTCTCAGTAAATAAATTATAGCAGGTACCGGGGGCAGTTCTGCCAGTTCTACCCATACGTTGTGTGTGTGATGCTTTTGAAATATATTTCTGCTCTAATGAATGCAAATTCTTTTCACTGTAAAATATATTTTCATTCACCAATCCTGAATCGACTACAAAATCAATTCCTTTAATCGTTAAAGATGATTCCGCAACCTCAGTCGCAAAAATTACTTTTCTTGTATAACGTCCATTATTTATATTTTTATATGCTTGAGAATTTAATAATAATTCAGTTAATTTTTCATCAGTGCCGCTATGTAAGATGTTGCAGTAAATTTTATTATCGAGATTTTTATTTACTTCTGATATTTTTTGGTGAAGAATGACGCATCCATCTTGGCATTCTCCTTTTCCTGGAAAGAAAACCAAAATATCTCCAGTCTCTGAATTCCTCAAAATATCAGTTATAACTTCTGCAGCCTTTTTAATATATTCATCATTAATTAAATTACCATTTTCATCAAATTTGTTGATGGATTCTTTCAAGAATATTTGACCGACTGGGAAGTGTGATTTACCGGGAGCTTGGACGAGACCGAATTTAAATTTGTTGGTTGGGAAGTAATCGACGAATATTTTTTCGTTGACGGTGGCGGACATAATAACAAGTTTAAAATCTGGGCGTAGATTGAGCATTTGTTTTAACATTAGAAGGAGAAGGTCGATCATAATGCCTCTTTCGTGGGCTTCATCGATAACGACAGCGTCGTATTCGGAGAGGAGTGGATCGCTTTGAAGTTTTCGGAGAATGTATCCATCAGTGCAGAAAACTAATTTAGAATCTCTTGAAAAATACTCTTTCGGTGAATTACGAAATTTCAATCCAACTTGATCACCCAAAGCAACATCCAAACATTTAGCTGCAAATTCCGCATTACCGATTGCTGGTTTAATTTTTGGATTAGTGATTGCAATTTTACCTTGATAATTGAGGACGTGAAGGAGATATTTTGGGGGGAGAACAGTTTTTCCACTACCAGTTCCAGAAACAATAAGAGTGACTTGGTTGTTGTATAAAGATTTGATGGTAGTATTTTTAATATCATCGTTATACATTGGGAGATTGGCCCAACCGCCTGGATTGGTTGCAAACCAATTGTAGGTTGCATTTTTTAGGTTCATTTCTTTGGAAGGGTCTGTATAATAGAGGTTTTTGTATGGTTCGCCGGTGAGTGGATTGATATTTTTGCCGTCAGGGTCTAAAATACCAATTGACTCAAATAGTTTATCTTCGGGAAGATAGGTATTACGTTTGGCAATTACCGGTTCTTCGGTTTCAATGATGGTTTCGGTGACTAAAGATTCGGAAGTATTGCCTAAATTTTTGATAGTTTTATTGGTATTAAGTTTTTCAATTAATTCAACTGCTTTATTTTTTTTATTTTCCATTGGGTATAATCTATATTAGATTTTAAAAATAAATTTTCAATGCAGAGTAAATTTATTTTTTTTATAACTTAAAAAATTCTTCTTCTATTATATTAAACAATGTCTGATTTAAACGATGCTAAATCCATTATTAATACAATAATCACTAACAAATTAAATTTAGAAAATCGCAGACTTTATCAAGAAATTTATAATGTGATGTCAGGCATCCAAAATAATTACGAAAATAAAGTGTTTAAAAAAGATAAATATTCTGTCCTGATGGAAAAACTTGATGAAGTGCTGCAGCAATATCGTGAACAAAATGACAGTATTGACTTTACTTCCTCCAGTTCTATGGAAGCAACCCTAGAAAAAATCTACGAAATAAGAAAAAAAGTTATTGAAATTGTTTCTGAAGGTGGATGCAAAAGAGTAAATCATATTATTTCCTTATATTTAGGATATGATTATGCATCAAACTTATCTGATAAATATAAGAAATTATTGGAATTTTATGATAACTTTTTTGTACCAACATCGGGTACTTTAGAGGGTGAAAGTACAGTTTTGTTGGTTGGGGATGCATTGCCATATCCGAAGAAGGTGAATAGTTCGAATAAGTCTTTTTTGGAAAAAATAGAAGGAGCTGATATTTATTTTCCATTTAACAATAAAACGTTGGTAATAAGTGGTTACTTTAATAAAGATCCATTAAACATTACTCGTATTGGAGGAACAATTGGAGATAAGTTGAAGAAGGTGCAGGAGCAGATTAAATTTTTGTCGATAGAGGATAATTTTAAGAATGGATTTTTGAATCAATTATCATTGAGGGATTTTTTGTTAAATAATGAAGTTGAGATAGGTGAAATTATAAGTAATGCGCATAAGGATTTGTTGAAATATAGGACGAAGCCGTTGTCATTGTTGGTGAAGGAATTTATAACGGGGAATACGGAGAAGCAGAGGTATATTTTGACTTTATTTTTGTTGAGTGATAGTGAGGATCAATTTTTGGCGCATATTATTTATGATATGATTTGTAATACGAGTGAGCTTTTGAAGCCGCAGCCGATGGCAGAGGAGATATATAGAAGTTTGCATTATTCAGTACAGAAATTATTTCGCATTGCATTTAAGAATGTTGAGAATAAAGTAACCCAATTGCATAGTTTAACTGAGGATGATATCCCTTATGAAAAGAGAATTGCCATGATGAAGGCATCTGATAATGTTAAAACGAAGGCATTGGATAAAATGAAGGAGATGAAGGGGACTCGTGAAGGATCGGCCAAAGCTCAACAATATTTGGATGGATTATTGAAGGTACCTTTTGGGGTTTACAAGAAGGAACCAGTTTTGAGTGGTTTGGAGAGTTATGCTAATAAGTTGAATGGAGTAGTAACAAACAGTATAAAGAAAATTACTGATTTTGAACCCAAAACTGAAATGGAGAAATTTATTTTTGAACAATTATCGTTGCACTTGAAGACTTATAAGAATGAACAGATCGAGAGTACTATTGATACATTTTTAAAGAATATGGACAAAATATTGAGAACAGTTACAAAAATGGAATGCGTGGAAACAACTGATGAAAGAATACATAAACAGTGTACAATATTTATTGAGGAATTGGAGAAGATAAGGGATATTAATGATAAATTGGAGAATGGGGAGGAATTGGGGGATAAGGTGGAAAGTATAGTGGTGATAGAGGAGGTTGAGGATGATAATATTTTTGTATCGATTGCCAATAATTTTTTGAATTTATGGAGGGAATGGACAAAATATAAGAAATCGAAGAAAGATTATTTAGAGAAAGTTAGGAAGACATTGAATGATTGTGTGTATGGACAGGAGGAGACAAAAATGCAATTGGAGAGGTTAATTGCGCAATGGATGAATGGGAAGATGGAGGGAACTGTTTTTGGGTTTCAGGGTCCGCCTGGAGTGGGAAAGACGACGATTGCGAAGAAGGGATTGGCGAAGTGTTTTGTTGATGAGGATGGAAACCCACGTCCATTTGGATTTCTTCCATTAGGCGGAAGTAGTAATGGAGCCACTTTGGAAGGTCATAGTTATACTTATTTGGGATCAACTTGGGGAAGAATTGTTGATATTTTGATGGAGACAAAGTGTATGAATCCGATTATTTATATAGATGAGGTGGATAAGGTGTCAAATACGGAGCATGGAAGGGAGATAATAGGAATTTTGACGCATTTAACGGATTTTTCGCAGAATCATGAATTTTCTGACAAATATTTTTCCGGCATAAAATTCGATTTAAGTAAAGTTTTATTTGTATTTTCTTATAATGATTCGCATTCGATTGATCGAATTTTACGTGACAGAATAACGGAAATTAGTGTTAAAGCTTTGACTATTGGGGAGAAGATCCACGTTGTACAGAATTATTCTTGGCCGGAGATATTAGATGTAGTTGGTTATAAGCCGAGTGATATGATTATTAGTAAAGATGTTGTAAAATATATTATACAGAATTACACGAATGAAGCAGGAGTTCGTAAATTGCGTGAAAAATTATTTGAAATAATAAGGGAAATTAATTTGAAGAAGATTACAGATGATAATATTAAATTACCGTATGAGGTTACAGAGGAATTTGTGAAAGAATTATTTAGTGATAAACCGAAAGTGCAATTGAAGAGAATTGCGAAGGAGCCCCAGGTTGGATTTGTAAATGGATTATATGCGACAGTGATGGGAACCGGTGGATTAACAATTGTAGAATGTGTGAAGACACCAAGTGATCGTAAGTTGGCGTTGGAGTTGACTGGACAACAGGGGGATGTGATGAAGGAGTCGATGATGTGTGCGAAGACATTAGCGTGGAATTTGATACCGAAGAGTGTAAAGAAGGAGATAAATGAGGAATATGAAACGTATGGTAATTTCGGTTTGCATATACATTGTCCGGAAGCTGCAACACCAAAAGACGGTCCAAGTGCTGGAATTACTATTACGACTGCAATCGTGAGTAGATTATGTAATGTAAAGGTGAAGAATGATATTGCGATGACTGGAGAAATAGATTTGCATGGGAATGTGCATCCAATTGGTGGTTTAGAGGCGAAATTGGAGGGAGCGAAGAGGGCAGGAGTTCGTTTATGTTTAATACCAAAGGATAATGAGGAAGATTATGAGAAAATTATAAGAAGGAGGAGAAATAGTATGGGAGGAAGTCCAATAACAAATGGGGGAGAATTGCCGGAGGTGAAGATAGTAAGTAATATTATGGAAGTAATACAGGAGGCTTTGGTGGAGAATGATTTAGAATTTGTGAATATAATTTTATAAGATAAAAATATTTGTATAAAATATAAATGGAGGAATTAGGTATTTTCTTGTTGCTTGTCTTTTTAATATTAATCATTTGGTATTTTACTCATCGTGGTCAAAATATGAGTGAATCGATGTTGGGTATGGGAATGGGTAGAATGGGAATGGGAGGATGCAATTGTGCAGGAGGTTGTCAGTGTCCTTATTGTCAGATGATGGCAATGAGAGGAAACATGCCATCTTATATGTAAATTATTATGGGGTATTCTTGTAATAATTTAAATTATTGATATAAATTAGTAATGACAAGAATGCGAAGTGATATTTTAGAGGATGCGAGTGTATATACTTTATCCGATTTTCAAAAATTGCAATTAGCCAAATCTTACAAAAAATTATATTCCAATACTATCCTCGAAAATAAAAAAAGAGAAGAAGAAAAATATAACAAAAGAGTCTACAATTTATCCCTGAAAAAATTATTCGAAAATTTCTTCACCACCTGGACATACATTGTCAATGAAATGACAACTTTAATGTACGACGATTCCAACAACAAAGACATTAACAATTACATCATTATATTAACAAAAAATGATAGAATTATTTATGTCGGAATTATGTTTGTCCTGATTTCAGTTATTCTCTATTTTATTTTTCTCACACAGTAATATGGAACGTAATGTAATTCTTAAAGATTTATTACAGACCTCCGCTCTAATAAATGCTAAAATAAAAGATGAACAAATTTTAACCGGACTTCTTGAAGGAGTTAGTCCATTCAATTTATTCAATATTATTGGTAAAAATAGATTATTTATTGTTGCATTAGTTTTATTTGTTATTTATTCGTGGTTTATTCGGGCGAATATTTCTTTGGGATCAATTTTTGGATTTTTGTTTTTAGGATTTCTTTATTACATCTATTTCCAATATGAATTCTATAACATCAAAGGATTTACCGAAAATAAACAACAAAAAATAAACTTTTTAGCCCAAATGCTCGCAAAAAATAATGTTTATCCAATTGAAGGTGCCATCTCATATAATGACAATTATTTAAAAATGGATTCCGAAAGACAAATGAATTATCTTTATTTCAATCCAGCCGTTGTCGACTTCTTCTACAATAATAGAATATTTATCAATCATAGTATGTTTAACTATTCAAAATCCTTGGCATATATTAATGCCATGATATTGTTACATAACGATATATTAACAGGGGTGAATGCGAGAGGAAATCAATTTGAAGAATTAGAATTTTTACGACAACAATGCCTGAACTACTGGCAAGCAATTATTTACAAATTACCAAGTACCAGAACATCATATAAAAAATTTCAAGAAAGTCAAAAAATACTTGGAGAATTAACACAAAATTTAATTGATACTGCGCAAATTAAAATTGAGCAAATAAATGGAAAAGTTGGGATGAACATGGAATATTATCCAATTGTTAAAACTGGACCGAAACCAAATGATGTTGGAACCTATGGTTTTAATGCGCATTTTGATTTTTATAATTAGATTTATTGATAAATTATTCTGATAATTTATCTAGAAATTATTTTTTGGATTTCTTGTCTTTAGATTTAGATTTCTTCTTTTTGCCGCCGGATTGGTCGAGTTCGGGGTTGAAGTCATTATAGGCGACTGGGAACGGGTTGGGATCTTTTACAAAACCAGTGGAAATTGGTGCAGCCGCGAATTTAAGCATGGAATTGGGGATAAAGTCACCAGTTTTGGTAAAGAAACGGAAACGATCTGCTGATGGCTGGTCGGGATAATTGACAGGGCCGCGGGACATGAGGGTTGTGACGAAATCGCTTCCTGGACCACCATCACCACCTTTGTGACGGCGTGATTTGGTCTTCTTCGATTTAGTACTTGATTTCGATTTCTTGCTGGACTTAGACTTCTTGCTCTTGGTGCTCTTCACACTCTTTACAGATTTTGCCTTCTTGGTCTTTGTCTTCTTCTTAGCACCACCATCCATCTCACTCTCATAACCCTCCGGAATAGGTCCATATGGCACATTCAATGGCTTTGGTGCCTCAGTCTTTGGCATTAATGCAACCGTATTCGGTTTGCCAGCCTCTAATTGAGAGGTAACACCGGCATTATAGGCTGGAAAATCGGCATCAGGGGTTTGCATTCCTCCCTTGTGCTTGCGACGACGTCTTCCTCCCTGCATCTCTTCTCCAGATGGAACCTCCATCACCCTCATAGGTGCAACTACTGGACTATCTTTTGGCAACAAATTACCGACTGGACCAACAAAATCATTGGTGACAATTAAAGGAGTAGAACCGGTTTTGGTGCCCATTTGGGTTTCACCTTTGATGTTACGTTGAAGTTGTGCGGCTTCTGACATTTGGGTGGCAGCACCTGGGGAAGCGGAGCTCCAGTCAGCACCTGGAGTTGGGATATCGAGTCCATCACCGCCGCGCATACGGCGTGTTTTCTTCTTTTTCTTGCCTCCGGCGGCATCGTATTTCCATTCTGGGTGATAAATGTCTCCTTTGGACATATTTGATGTCTGATTTGGACCAGGAGCATCGCGATACATCATTCCACCAGTTTGGCCACAACTTTGGGGTTGTCCGGGAGGAGTTGAAGGAGAAGCAGGGGTTACACCACCACCTGAAGTGTGATTATTGGCTTGATTGATTGCTGGATTAAAAATAGCATTCTGTGAATTGTCACGAACACCCGCTGCATCGCCTGGATTTGGGAAACCACTGGTCCAACCATTGCACATTGCACCTTTACTGGCGGCATAGTTGGTGGTATTTCCAAGAGTGCTAGCATCGGAATCAGATGCTAAATATTGAGGAGTGGCTCCGACAATATTGGCACCGCCTTTGTGTGTGCGTTTTTTTCTTTTGGGAGCACCGCCACAGGCTTCTTCGTTAACGTGTGCATTTTCGGGGGCGTATTTGCCGGTTAATTTTTGGAAGTAGTTTTCGCCGGCGGTGGTTCCACCTTTCAATTTTCTGGATTTACCTCCAGCTTGAGTTGCATAAGTTATTCCCATATTATTATTGAGAAAATTTTCTGACAACCCAGTTTGTTTTTGTGGTCCTAAACCACTCCTGGTAAGTGCGGCTTTTTGGTCAGGAGAGGTGAGGTATGCATTACCCGGGTAATCGGCGGGAGTGCTGGGGGTGGATGGGACAAGAGGTTGAGTGAGATATTGTTGTCCCACTAAATTCTCGCCACCTTTCATTTTACGTTTACGACGGGCACCTCCTACAGGGTTCATTGGCATTTGGTTAGGAGGGTAGAGAAAAGGTCCGAAATTCTTTTTAAGGTTTAATTCAGATACTTTCCCATCACAAGCCATTCCATCAGCATACGAAGGAAGAGTTGCAGCGGTGCCTCCACGGGCCTTTTTGTATTTTTTACCGCCGAACATTGGGGTGTAGGGGATATTATCGTAATAATGAAGAGCGGGATAACAAGTTCCTTCTCCAGATTGGAATGGTGGGTAAACGTCAACGGAAAAATTATATTTTCCACTGGAATTAAGATTTGCTGGTGAAACTTTCATAATAATTTATAATGAGAATATATTTTTTTGGCTTAAAGAGATTTCTTGTATTCTAAAATATAGGAAATGTCTAATAGAGAGAAAGAGGGATCATTGGATGATTTTATCCATAATTTAATTTCATATCCTCCCCAAAAAGAGCGATCAATTCATTTAGAATTAATTTCAGATGATTTTGAAGCAAGTGATAATTTTAAAGTTTTAATTGAGATTTTTACAAAAATGATGAAGGGGTTATATGGGGATGAGCGAGGTAGAGTAAATTTAGATGTGATGGGACCCGAGGAGGTTGCAACGATTACTAAATATTTCGCGAGTTTCGGTTTCCAGTTTTTTGTTGACAAATTTGAAGGAAATAATAAAAACAAAACTTCTTTTGGAACCACCGAGGAAAGACCGATTAAAGATGGAGAATTAAAGGCTGAATGTTTGAAGATTCAGACTCAACAAGCGTTGTATGTAATATTTTTTGATTTTTTGAAGTAAATATTTTTGTAATTTATTATCTAATTACTAATTAGATAATGAAAATTTATTATTTGGCTTGGGGATCGTTATTGTGGGATAATGCTTTATTAGAATTAGATGCACCTTGGAGACAAACAAGATTGCAATTGCCATTGAATTTTTCGCGGATATCTGATAATGGTAAAGGAAGAGTTACTCTGGTAATCGATAATGAAAATGGTGTTTTAAATCCGGTTTATATTGCACCAACAAAAATAAATAATCTGAATGAAGCAATTAATGCACTCAAAACACGCGAAAAAACTATCCCAAATTTAATTGGTTATGTCAATCTTAAAAATAATTCCCACAGAAGCAATTTATTAAATGAAAATCAAATAAATGCAATCAAAAAATTAGCCCAAAAAGAAAATGCCGATGCAATCGTCTGGACAGACATTCCACCAAACTTCCCAAAAGTATTCGGAAAAAATTTCTCCACCGAAATTGCATACAAATACATCCTATCACAAAAAAATAATACAAAATTATACAATAAAATACTTGAATACATCTTCCTCAGCACTATCTACGGTAAAATAAAAACTCCTCTCTCAAAACAAGTTATGGAAAATATCATCTCCAAAATAAATTCCTAAGAAAATTCAACCGTGATTTTAACATTATGTTTACTCACACTCTTCGAGGCCGAAATTGACAACTCGTGTCTCTTTCTACGCCTCTTCTCCTTGTCCGTCGATGATTCCGTCTCTGTCGACTCCTCACTACTCGGAATTGTCGGACTAACAGACTTCTTACCATCAATTCGTAAAGAACTATTCATATCACTCTCAATCTGATCCAAATGCCCTCCTGTATAATCCAAAACATTATTCTCTATCGCCCATCTAAAAAAATTTAACTGCCCCACCGTCGTCAAAAGCTCACATCCCTTACCATACAAAAAATTTATCCTCTCCCGACGACAAAAAGGATCAAAACTCTTCTTACTATATGCCTTTAACTGATTCTTATAATCCAAATGTACAATCAACTTCTGTGGTCGTCCATCCTTTTCAAAAGTTATTACAGTATTGTGTTTTTTACAAAAGTTTGTAACAAACCAGTCCAAAACTCGTAGAGAAATCTTCGACGTCCCCTGCAATATCGGCAAAATTAAATTAATGTTCCTCTCATCCGCATAAAATTTAGACAAGGATGTCATCAATAAATCTATCTTCGATATTACATTACTCTTTGAAATGGATTGCGTCTCTGCCATTTTACATATTATTAGTTCAATTCTTTTAAATGGTTTTTAGAGGATGATTTTATAATTATTTTTTTCGAGTTTTTCTATTTCTGATTGGTAATACTTAAATAACAATTCAGGTGACAAAAAATTTATTACATAATATTCCGTAAATTCTTTTAATCTAAGAGAAACATTTGATTTTGACAATAATTCTTTGAATTTATTTTTACTGACGAGGTTGAATGAACAATTAATTTTTTGAAGATTTGGGCATTTTTCGAAAAACGCAAATAATTTACGAAATCCAAATGCAGAAATCAAATTACAACTCACATCAATTTCAACCAATTTATCCTTAAACCTTTCAATATATGATATCAAAAAATCCAACAAATCATCTGATAAATTTATTTTTGAAAAATTAAGAATAATTGATTCCTTTTCTTCAATCAGTTTCCAGAAAAAGCGGAAGAAATTGTGGATGGAAATGGGTTCTGCAATGAGATTTCCTGATGCACAAAGATAAAGTAAATTTTCTGAACTCCTCTCTGGAATAATTTTCAATCGAGAATCATTCACACCAATTTCAATAAAATCTTCATTATTATTAAAGATATATATTTTATCAATGTTTCGATAATCAAAATCAAGGTCTATTGTTATTTTAGGCATTTAATTTTCCCATAAATTAAAAAAAATTTAATCAATTTTTTTAGATTTCATTATTTCTGATAATCAATAATTATCAGAAAGTTCGCTAGATATTGGAATCGAACCAATGACCCCTTTGTTAACAGCAAAGTGCTCTAAACCAACTGAGCTAATCCAGCATATTTTCATTTACTTT